TCAACATCTTTGATGGTCCAGATAGGAGAATCAAAGAAGCCGACGTGACCCTCGCGCCATATACACTCCTCACAGTGAAAGGGGCAAAAGTTGATACGAAGACAGCTCTCCATATGGTACAGTGGGATCGAGTCATCTTGGACGAAGCCCATGAGATTCGGAACAACAAGTCCAAGTTGTTCAAGAGTGTGTGTCGTCTCCAGACCCAAATCAAATGGATCGTGACTGGTACCCCAGTCTTTAATTCGATGGAGGATTTTGTGTCTCTGTGTACATTCCTGGGTCTCTCGAAGGTGGTTGTTCAGGGGATGACAAACAAGATCAAAGATATCTATATCCTCCGTCGAACGAAGGATGACCTGGCCCAGATCAATGAGCGACTGAGACTGCCTCCGTGTTACTTCGAGAATGTGGAACTGGATATGTACCCCGATGAGAAACATCTGTATGAGATGGTGTTCCTCGAGGCACAGGAGACGATCCGAGATGCTTTCAGAGATGCCCAAAGTCTCAACGCGAAGAATATGGTAATCTTGGAGTGCCTTCTACGCGCGCGACAGGTGATGATACACCCACAAATGTATATCGACGGTGTGGCCAAGAAAGATGGAACACAGAGTGAGAAGTGGGTGGGACGTTCCAAGAAGATGGAGACCCTCTTCGAGATGGTCGAGAGCCACCCGACTGAGAAGACCCTCATTTTCTGTCAATTCAGGGGTGAGATGAACCACATCCAGAAGAATCTCACGAGACCGGTGTACCGCATCGATGGGTCGGTCCACAAGGAGGAACGCGTGGGACAGATTGAGGGGTTCAAGAAGGCTCCACCCGGTGCGATTTTTATCATCCAGATCAAGGCGGGTGGCCAGGGTCTGAACCTCCAAGAGGCGACGCGAGTGTATATCACAGCCCCATCGTGGAACCCCGCGACAGAACTCCAGGCGATTGGTAGGAGTCACAGGACGGGTCAGACCAAACCTGTGTATGTGAAGAAACTCATTTACAAGGAGTGTGACCGTTTTGTGAGTGTTGAGGAAGAGATGATTGCGCTCCAAGGACACAAGTCTATCGTGTGTTCCAAAGTCCTCAACGATGAGCGAATCGAAAAACAAATCCCTGTGAGCAGGACGAGTGCTAAGATTTCTATTCTGGACATCAAAAAAAATTTTCAAAGCATAAGATAAAGATGATTGGTTCCCGCGCTGAAGTTTTCCACGGTAACGCTGATGCGACCTCTGGTGGTCTCGCCAAGAAAGACCTGATGATGAAAGATGGACGTATCGTGTCCAAGGCTGCCAGCAAGGCGGCTAAGAATTCTCTGAAGCAGAACCCCAAGTTCCAGGCGTTCATTGAGATGGCGAAGGAGAAGGCGTCGAAGAAGGGTGCGTTCTGTCTCGTGCCTTCCAAGGGTACCAAGACGTACAAAAAAATAATCAAAGATAATAAGTAAAGATGACCCTCGCAAAGTGGGATGCGTCTGTGAAAGTGGCTAAGATTAAACTCGGCATAGACCCGAAGAAGTTTACCAGGGTACAGGGTAAATTGCTCAAGGAGGCGCAGGCTGTGTATAGTATTTTACTTTTGAATAATCCTAAATCTTAAATTGAAATCCCTTGAGATTTTGTGGCTCATAGACGATGAGTTGATGAAGTTTCCAAGTACACCCGAACTTTCTGTTCAAGAAATACACACTATTGAGTTCTACGATAGCATGTCCCGAATTTCTTGCATAGAGACCGTTAGTCACGTCATCCTTCTTTGGGTTTTTCTCCGCATCGAAAACATTCGCCTTGATTTGCTCTTCCATCGTCGTATCCACCTTGATTCGGAATTTTGGCTCACGACCGGGGGATTCTTTCAGGTTTGAGTTGAACATCGGTAAAAGATCGTCCTTAGTCATGGTACTTCCAAAGATCGTCTCACTCTGTTCGACGACGGCATCGATGATTTTGTCCTCCAATTGGCGAAGTGTATCATAAAATGATTTCATGTAGCTGTCTTCTTCATCGTGGCCTTTTACGGCAAAGTCGATGTTATACTTGGTAGGCCCAACTTCGGGGGTGAAGCCGGAAACACCGAATGGCATATACATACGAGGAAGTTGGACACGTAACGGTGTACCCTGTTTGGTACACAAAACAATTTTTCGATTGTTGAATTCATTAATTTGGAGGTTTTCGAGTGCTTTGTCCATGATTTCTTGTATGTAGTACACGCGTGGTAACTTTAAGCCGAACACGCGACACAATCGGGTTCCAGACTGAATTGGATTGGTCGAGCCTTGGCCTTGGATCTGAGGTAATACATACCGGTCTTGAGTCCTGATTTCCAGGCGTACATGTGCATAGATGACAACTTGGACATCGTGGGACTTTCCATGAAGAGGTTCATGGATTGGGACTGATCGATGAACCGCCCACGATCCGCTGCCATGTCGATGATACACTTCTGACTGATTTCCCATACCGTTTTGTAGAGATTCTTGATATTCTCGGGGATGTCCACGATATTTTGGATGGACCCACCTGCCTTCACCATGAGATCTTTCATTTCTTTGGACCAGAGACCCACTTTCTTGAGATCATCCACCAGGTGTTTATTGACCACGACAAACTCACCGGCGAGGGTACGTCTCAGGTAAATGTTGGTCGTGTACGGCTCGAAACACTCGTTGTTCCCTAAGATCTGGGCAGTCGAGGCTGTGGGCATGGGGGCCATGAGAAGACTGTTCCTGAGACCTTTAGTCTTCACGCGTTCACGCATAGCCTCCCAATCGTAGCGACCACTGAACTTGGTCTCACCCTCCCACATATCCGGTTGGAGAATACCCTGGGACGCTGGGGACCCCTCGAAACTCTCATAGGATCCCTCCACCTCAGCGAGTTCGGAAGATGCCTCGAGGGATGCGTGGTACATCGTCTCGAAGATATGGGCGTTCATGAGACGAGACTCTTCACAGTCGAACGGGAGACCGCAGAGGATGAAGACATCCGCGAGACCCTGGACCCCGAGACCGATGGGACGGTGTTTCATGTTGGAGCGTCGAGCCGTTTCGACAGGGTAAAAGTTACGGTCTATGACCCGATTCAGGTTCTTGACGACTGTTTTCGTGACCTCATGGAGTTTCTCGTACTCGAAAGATTTGGTTCTTTGTTTACGTATTTGGGGAGGGCGAGGGAGGCCAGGTTACATACGGCTGTTTCATCCTTGTCGGTAAATTCCAAAATTTCTGTGCAGTTCCCAGTGATAATACCGTTAAACACGCCACGATGTTTGAGTGGTTCATTGAAACAGAAGGTGTCTGCGGTGTCTCCCAGGTCTTCAACGGAAACGATCTTCACGTCATCGTGAATACTTCCATCAGGGAGAGAGTGTTTAATAATTTTCATATCTTTTTCGAGATGTTGCGCTTCGATGGGTGTATCGTGTCCGACGACCCAGAACTTGTGGTAAGGGGTACATCGAACCGAGAGACCTTTACTCGTATTGACCGTGAGAAGTTTCTGGTTCTCGCCTGTCTGATGAACGGTGACTTTTGAAAACTCTTCGCCGTTCCAGACTTGGACTTCTTGATCCTTGAGTTCTGAAATAGTCTGTTGTCCTTCACTGGTGAGAATCTTAGTCTCGGGTGCGACACACAAATTGGAACTCTTAATGACCCCCAAGTTCTTCTGGTTACTCTTGGCGTTACAGGCATCCTTGTAGAGCATGTAGGGCGTTCCAGTCTCGGTTTGACTCTTCAAAATGGCTTTCCAGACGTCAGCAGCTGGAACGGTCGCGTTGGCGAGACCCTCTTCTTCGTACTTGGTATACAGCGCCTCGAATGCGTCACCGAAGCAGTCCGCGAGACCGGGAGCCTTGTCCGGACAGAAGAGTGACCATTTCCCACCTTCTTCGACCCGTTTCATGAACAGGTCAGGAATCCACATCGCGGAGAAGAGATCGCGACACCGGGCTTCTTCGTCACCTTGGTTGAGACGGAGTTCCAGAAAGTCCATGATATCGGCGTGCCACGGTTCCATGTATACCGCGATAGACCCCTTACGACGACCTGCCTGGTTCACGTAGCGTGCTGTGGCGTTGAAGACTCTGAGCATGGGGATGACACCATCTGATTGGCCGTTCGTACCTCGAATCTTTGACTTATTGGCTCGGACGTTGTGGATGTGCATCCCGATGCCACCTGCCCATTTACTAATTTGCGCACACTCGGTGAGAGTTCCGTAGATGCCGTCTATAGAGTCACCCTTATTTGCGATGAGGAAGCAAGAGGACATTTGTGGGCGGGGTGTACCGGCATTGAAAAGGGTCGGTGTGGCATGGATGAATAAACCACGAGACATCTTATCGTACGTGTCAAGTACAGAGGGAATATCCTTTCCGTGAATACCGATGGAGACACGCATGAATAGGTACTGTGGTGTCTCGATCAATTTTCCTTCGGCGCGCTGAAGATACCCTTTCTCGAGAGTCTTGATACCGAAGTATCCAAAATCGAAGTCTCGGTCACTCTTGATATCATCCTTCACTTGCTGGGCAACTTCGACAACTTCATCTGTGACGACACCAGCTTTCTGAAGCTTCTTCATGGCGAGATGGAAATTATTGGGGCACACTTTATGGATGTTACTCGCGATAATACGGGTGGCGAGAACCTCGTAATCTGGCTCGGAAGTGATCATGCCAACACAAATTTCAGCGGAGAGGGTATCGATCTCCTGTGCGGTAATGTTATCGTACATTGAAGAAAATACCTGCTGCGCAACCTTTGAAGAGTCGCATTTTTCAGAGAGTCCGTACGTTAAGTTCTTGATCCTATTGGTGACATTATCAAATTTCATATCCTCAATACGACCTGAGCGTTTAATGACCCTCATATATCTAAGTTTCCTCTTTTATTTTTAACTTACTTCTTGCACTCCATATCCTTGCTCCGAACGGCGACGGTTCCAAAAGTCTCAAACTTTCGGTTAGGTTGGAGAAGGTATGTATTCACGAAGAATGGACCTTCCTCACCAGCCTTGGATACTGGGGGGTAAGAACCAACGAAGCATGCTGGGGGTTGGCACGGAATTTCCTCTAAAGTTGGGGGCTTGTTGGCATAGACTTCATTAAAGTCAGCAAAGTTCACCATTTACTATTTACATATAATTTTTTTCGGCGGGTATATTAAATGTGTGATAACCTCCACCTTGACAGTATCCAGGAGTGTAGGACTCCCTTGAATACACTTTTCTTTTCGGATTTTAACAAAAATCTTATCCAGCGTGGTATTCGTCAGGCATTCAAGGATAAGACGGGCATCGCCATCGATTACCAAAACGGGGATGACTTGTACGCTATCATGCGAATGGTCTTCATCAATAACTCCGGTGATCACTATACCCAAGTGAATGAACAGGTCAAGGCGATAAACATGCGCGTGATAACCACCGCCCTGTCACAAATTCAGACTGGTGTGGCCCAATACATCGCCTATAACCGCGACATCGACACCATAAGTGTCCCCCTGGACCAACCGATTAATACCAGTACCGTCGGCAAGAAGATTGATTTCAATAACAAGATCGGTATCAATTAAAGAGTGGAGTCTAGTTAGTACTAAGTCATGAGTCTGAACTATTACAAAGATGAAACGGAGAAAGTATGTAAAATGAAAGGTTGGGACCGAGCCGCCGTAGATACTGTGTGGCTTTTACTCACAGAGGAATTTGGTGAACTGGCCTCGGCGATTCGTCAGTACAAAAAAACATACAAGAAGACCAACCTCAAGAAGGAGCGAGGCACGGATGTGATGATGGAAATGGGGGATGTGTTCAGTTATCTTTTCCAACTCGCACACATGTTGAATGTTGATCTGGATAAAATGTGGGATGAACATCGTTGTAAAATGAAGAACAAAAAATATAATCTAAATTAGTAGTAACAGCGATGAGTAAGCACATGCTCAACGATGAAGATGCGATCAATGATGTAAACCCATTTGTCACATACGATTTCTCCCTTCCAGGAGGTGTGCGACAGACTGGTAATTTTAGTGATTTTGTTGAGGTTGAGAAGACTGGTGGGCTTCCACCCGCGACAAAGAGTGTGTTTTGTAATACCGGCCTCTGCGCGGATCAATCTGAACCATGCGTCATTAATAAGAAGGTGCGTCCTCAGCGTAATATCGACTACGGTTTTACTCGTCAGTGGCAGTCGGTGGTCGTGGGTGTTTCGAACAAGCCTGTGCGCGTGTCTTATCTTTGGATGGTCCTCGCCTTCCTTATTATTGTTCTAACTCTATTATACGTAAGACGTTGAATAGGTACTCGAGTCTGGAGATATCCGTACATTCCTGGATAGCTTGGGGTAAATACTTCTTACACAATTTTTTAACGAATTCCATCTGCCAAGCACTCTCCATGTTCACACGGGGTGGTTGGAATGTTGGATCTATGATCTTCGCGGCGTGGGCGATTCGTACGTATGTCTTTTCAGATTGATCATACGATAAAATGGTCTCGAGGGTGAGTTCGACGATACGCTGACGAACTTCGATGGTCTTTTTAACCATCGTATCGAGAAACTTGTCGTAGGGAATGGATTGCTTCTTAGACTCGAGTGTCACCCAATCGGCGAGTGGTTCGGTGTTCATATAGTCTGTGAACGTCTCGTACCCCTTTCCTTTTTTGTATCGATCGTACACTATTTCCACATAGGAAAGATCGGACTCTATATCATGGACATGTTTAACTGATTTAATAAAGGAAGTCATCTGCATTAAAGGTGAATGTTCTCTTTAAACACCTAAGTGTGCGACTCTCACATACAAAAATACGTCTAAAAATGTATTCTTCAATTGCCAATAACAGCTTTTCGTATCTCTTGACCCTAGATGATATACGGAAAGCGTTGCCCGATGAGACGAGACCCTCATGGATCAAGATTACGACGATCACGATGGTTTCCAGCTTTATCCAAATGATTGATATTAAAAAGCTTCGGGAAGCCTTTGAAGGTGTCGGGACGTACCGCCTGCACCGCGAGGGAACGAACACAGCTGGATTTGAATGGAAATTGAAGCCCACCACATTCTACAACCAGGTGACACTCACGTATCACGACACCTACAGTACCAAATCTGTGAAGGTGTTCCCCAATGGAAGTATCCAGGTTGCTGGATGTTGTGACATATTCGACTGCAAGCGCATCATCACGCAGCTCATTCAGATATTTAAAGATTTTTTGGATCTCGATATCAAACTTCCCACAGACTCGTTCAGAGTTGTCATGATCAACTCCAACTTCAGCCTCAACTACAACATCAATCTGATGCGAGTGTCTAACTGGTTCGAGGAGTACTCGGACATTTTCAAAGTTTCTTTCGAACCGGACAGGTACTCAGCAGTCAAAATCAAATTCAAACCAGCCCATGAGATGAAGGAGATTACGTGCAGCATCTTCAGTACTGGCAAGATCATCATCACGGGCGCCGAGACGCTCAAAGAGATTGCCTTTGCCTACAACATCATCAATCAGCACATCAACGAGAACCCTGATATTCGGGTGTCGAGGACGACAGAGACGGATGTGTTTGATATTTATTTGGGATACAAATGTGAGCCATTCATCGAAAAGCTCAGAGAGAAGGGGTTTGAGTCTTGGATGAAGACGATAACCAATAGACGAATTAATTTCTGATGTAATAATAACAAAATGTCTCAGCGACTTGGTATGGCCGACGGTCGGTGTTTCACCATCAACTCTTCAGCCCAGCTCTTCAATAACTATGTCATGAAGCAGAACAACATTTCCTTCGAGGACAACTACTCGTACCGCCAGCTTCTCCAGAAACAGGGTCCCCAGATTATGTCCAAAGTACAGGAGCAACAAGGTAAGGCGAACTGCAACGACTGCAACGTCCCCCTCCTCCAGATGCCCGATATCTATTAACTGAGAGAAATCACCAAAAAAACTTTAAAACCTTCCTATAGAATGTCGACATGTTCCATATGTCTGGGTGAGGTCAGACCGACGAGGACAAACCCACCGATCCGATGCGGACATATGTTTCATTCCCACTGTCTACAGGGATGGAAAGACCGAGGTAAGAACACGTGCCCCACATGTAGGAAGGTTTTTGACGCTTCACAATTTAAGATCATCGTCACGATTCAGAACAATTACACAGCAGATGCAAACTCTGTGTCCTTGAATGAGGAATCTATTTTTAACGTGATGGATCTCTTCGATATCAACTTCGATGTCGAAAGTCAACCCGATCTAGAGAGCATTCTTAGAGACCTTGGGATGAGTCTTGCCGACTTTGATCCCAGTATTTTTCACGCAGAATGAACTACAGTATCTCTCGTAGTTTAGACCCGGATAGTCCCTGGAAGCCTTGCGAGGATCCATGATCGCCTTACCCTTCGCATCAGTCAGAAGTGGCCCAGTCGCCCACCCACGCTTGTGACTGAATACGTTCGCCCCGAATACGATACGTTTACCAACCTTGAATGTACCGCCCCTCTTTATCCGTGACTCAGGAACCTTAAAAAACTTTGTCACAGAGGCTATCGTGTCACCTTGTTTGATCTTGTACTCGATCACGCTGTGTTGTTTGTAAAAATGAAAGTCACCTTGGCGGATATAGTTTGTGGGTCTCCCAGGAGAAACAAACATCATGACTTTGAAGTACCCCTTCTTACACTTTTCATCCGCTGTGACTCTATACACCTTTGTAGGATTGTCAGAGACGACACGATTGGGAAGACCCGTACAATGGGTGTAGTCGTGATTTCCGTTAGAAAGTCCTGAACGATCCCCAGGAATTGATTTTTGCCACCTATAGGACTCGTAGTCCCCGACAGCGTACGCATAACAATTATTGTTACCGATACCCGTCGTCGTCCCCCACCGCCTGTTCGTAAACTTACTTTCGGAGCCACTCAGAGGTAGTCCCTTCATTTATAATCGGAGTAGAAAAAAATATTTACATCTAGTAAATGATTCAGGAAGTTACCAAAGCTGAAACCAAGTCTGACGCACTCACCGAGTTTCTCATCTTCGTGCTCATCGTTCTCATCAGCACGTTCCTCCTCCGCCTCGTGTGGAACCGCTCGCTCGTGAAGCACATCACCGTGCTCAAACCCATCAGCAGCCTAATGGATGCCTTCGTTCTCTCGCTTTCTCTCCAGATTGTTCGTGGTCTTTAAACTTCCTTATACCCGACTGTCTTCTCACCCTCTGGACTCATGAGGGTAGGATAGGCATCCATACCACCACATCCCTCCTTGTCGCAATCGACAAAGGTGTGTGCCTTACCAGCCTTTTTCATGTAGTCGAGCTGTTTCCGCGTCCAAGTACATCCCATGGTCCCGAAAACAGTCCAATTCCCGGCTCCGGCTCCGGCTCCGACTCCAGCCCCGGCCCCGGCCTGTCCAGTCCGGAGAAGAATCATGGTGTTGATAATCGCGAGAATGATGAACGCGAGCATTGTTTATTATATGTTAATATTATAAATGTCATCAACTGTACTGTCCATGGGAAACAATAATGTCACGCTCAAGTACACCAGAAAAATGCCTCGTGGTGAAATTGAACGGATGAAGCTCGTAAAAACGCCAAGGTTTAAGATACTCTCTCAAGTTGACGAAGGGGTGAAGCGAATTTTTAGAATTGTACTCTGATTATTTTCGACGAATGACGACTTTCCGTTTCTGTGGTGTAGCTCTCATCATCGCCACAGCGCGAGCCATCGCCGCTTTTTGGTCGACGGGTGATTTTGGTTTAGGTACGACTATTTTTACTGTGGGTTTTCGGGTGGGGACCACGAGCAGCGGCGCGCTCTTCTCACCGGTGAAGAAAGGCTTGGAGAGAACCTCCTCAAACGTGAGTTTGACTCCTTGGTTACCTCTTAGTCTATAGTTTTTGACGACGTTGGACTCACCCGCGAGATACTTTTCCGGTAAAAGGTTCTCGATGAATGTCTTCACGATACGTTCTGTTCGTGTCCGTGGTTGACGAACCATCACGTGTATAGAACTCAGGAACGTGTGCAAATCATAGTGTTTGTCCGACTTTCTCGAGATACCGATGTTTTTGTATTGATTGTCGTTGACGAGAGGATTCCTAATTCGAGGAAACACCGAAAATCCAAAATCGATCATGACAGCTTCAAATCCCGCATTAGAAATCGTGTACCCCTTAATTTTCAGGTCCTTCACCGGAACTGGACGCACTAAGATGTTTCGAACGTGGAGGTCGTGATGACGGAACCCTGGATACTTTTGCTGGATACGGTACAAATTAGAAATCACCTGTACCATGACCGATTTGATCGCATCAAGTGTAGGTTTGTTCCACAACCAAACACCCAATTCTTTACCGTCGATGTATTCAGAGTAGAGGATATCCTTTCCATCACATGATTTGTAGAGGTACATCTTGGGAACACCGAACCCTTCCAACTTTTTCGCGATATCGTATTCCATTTTTAGATTCAATTCATCGAACGCATTTTTAAATCTTTTGAGTGGAATGTTATTTGTCCGTTCGGTCAACGAAGGTGTTCCGACTTCTTTATAGACGATGTACTTCTCACATGTGTCATCGACACATCCACGGAACACCGTACCGTATTCACCCCGACCTACCTCTACAACCCCTTTGGTCATGGTTCCATTTTTCTTTTTCAACCAGAGGTGTGACGCGGGGGTACATGCTTTTTGACCCCGGAGGAGTTTCTTCACCTGAGCGTTCATTATTATATTCGTAAGAAGATTGTTTCAGCTTACGAATAGGGGGGAGGGGAAACGAGTCTTACGAACTCGGCATTATTCATCAATCTCGTCTTCCTCTTCTTCTTCCACTTCATCTGGAAGATCAAGGCCTTGGAAGGCAAATGAGGGGAGCTTGGCAGAATGCTCGATCAGAGTCTGCTGGAGACGGATGGTCACACCGAACTTGTTGTCGATGAACCAAATCTGATTGAGATCGACGATTGCCATACACTTCTGCCCCTTTTCGATCGTATCGAGAGTCACAGTTTGCTTCTGCATCGAGTACGCTTCAGGAACGAAAGTTCCATCAGGTTTGGTGAGAATCTTGAGTTTAATCGTGGCTGGATATTGTTCCTTACCAGGGCGAATCATAGGCTTGTAGAGGGCTTCCTTGAGGACCGCAACGTTAAACTCCTTACCGAGCCACTCCTTAGAGTTGGCTGCAACGGTATTGACGATGATATCATCGAGTTCCTTGAGCTTGTCATGGAGATCCATAGCATCACTGTTATCAGGGTCGAAGGAGAGGTCGAGGGAATAAGAAGTGCGCCCAGTACCCTCATCAGTGAAGGCACTCAGACCGTATGGGGATCGCATGAAAGGGAACTGGATGTAGATCTTCTTGTTGTCGCCGGCGTTGAGGTAAACAGCTTTACCTCCATTTTTGTTTTTACGAAGTTTTGAAAACTGCACAGACTTGGCAGAGAAATCAGATGAGCGTTGGATAGTGAGCGACATTGTTGGTTGGTTATATCTATAGTATGTTGCTCGACTTTAAGTAAGTTTTTTTCTTGACATATATCAAAAGTGAATATGGGTCTGTTTAAAGATTGTGGTTGTGGCTGTAACGGTAAGAAGCAGGAGGGAAAGCTTCTCATTTCCATCATTTCGGGTCTCACCTTCTTCATCGTCGCCAACCCCGAGACTTTCCGTCTCGTCAGGCGAGTTCTGGGTCCCAGGATCGCCACTCCCACGGGATGTCCCTCCACCATGGGTCTTCTCGTACACACTGTCGTCTTTATCCTCATCGTATGGGGTATGATGAACATAAAGAAGGATCGGGTGGCTAAGAATGGATGTGGATGTGGTGAGAAGAAGGTAGTCACCAAGGGGGAAAGGGTTATCATCACCGCCCCCATCCCTATGGCGGAGGCTCCCGACGCGAAGCCAGGCTTCGCTGAGGGTCAAGTCGAGTTGACCGACAGTGGTCGTAACTTCGCCCCTATGTCCGTCGATTCCGACGGTATCCTCTTTTAAAACTCCTCATCGAAACCAATATCATCTGAGGTATCGTCCATTTTCCCGTAATCCCCAACCCTTTTTTCGAAGAAGTTTGTTTTACCGTCAAGGCTAATATTTTCCATAAAGTCGAATGGATTTTTAGAGTTCCAAATCGGGGGTTGCCCAATTTGTTTGAGAAGGCGGTCCGATACATATTCAATGTATTCAGCCATTTTCTCAGAGTTCATACCAATGAGATTACATGGGAGTGCGTCAATGATGAAACCCTTTTCAATTTCAACCGCTTCTTTAACAATTGAGTGGATGGTTTCGGTCGAAGGTTTGTTTCTGAGTAGTTTGAAGAGTTCGACAGCAAATTCCTGGTGAAGCCCCTCATCCCGAGAAATGAGCTCATTACTGAAGCAGAGACCAGGCATTAGACCTCTCTTTTTCAACCAGTAAATGGCACAAAAACTACCAGAGAAGAATATACCCTCAACACATGCAAACGCAAAGAGACGCTCAGCGAATGGACGGGCTGTGTCGAACCACTTCATGGCCCAAT